AGAGGCACCGTATAAGCTCTGGAATCAGCAGGGGTGGATCGAATTCAACGAGGGCGCAGCTGTGGACTATTCCAACGTCACGAAATGGTTTACGGAGATGGTGGAGCAGCATGATATCCGGCCGCTGTGGATCTGTTATGACCGGGCGCTCTCCGGTTACTGGGTGCCGGAAATGCAAAACTACGGATTCGAGATGGAAAAGATCGCCCAAGGCCCGTTTACCTGGTCACAGCCGATGAAGCAGCTGGGTGCAGCTCTGACCGAGGGGAAAGTGATCTACAACAACAATCCGATTTTGCGCTGGTGCCTCGCAAATACGGCAGTCAAAGCGCTGAATAAAGACGGGATCGAGACGATCCAGCCGGTGAAGATCCAGTCAAACCGGCGTATTGACGGAATGGTGAGCCTGCTGAATGCATGGGTAGGCTACGTCAGGCATCAAGACGAATATCTTCCCTATGTGAGGTGATAAAATGGGCTTTTTTGGCAGGCTGAAGAATAAAATCATGGCGACTCTTTCCAGGTGGAAGGAAATTGGAGAATACAGATCAACCTTCCGGGCTTTCGGGACGGAAGCATACCGGTCCGAGGTGGTGAGATCCTGCATCCGGCCGCTTGCAGAATTCACCAGCAAGGCAAATGCCAGGTGCAATGTGAAACAGATCGAAATGCTGCTGAATGACCGGCCGAACATTTACATGAACGGCAAGGAATTCCTGTACAAGGTGCGCACGCTGTACGAGCTGAGGAATAACGTGTTCATATACATCGACCGGGATGAAAAAGGCAAACCGAAGGGCTTTATGCCGGTGGTGTATTCTTCTTTTGAGGCGCTGGAATACAACGGGCATCTGTTCATCCGGTTTAGTTTTTCGACAGGGGAAAAAGTGACGCTGCCGTGGGATGATCTCGCTGTGATCCGGAAGGACTACAGCGAAAGCAATTTCGTCGGAGATGATAATTCCGCGATCCTGGAGACGCTGGAGCTGATCAGCACGACAAACCAGGGCATCGCAAACGCCGTGAAGGCGACGGCAAACCTCCGCGGCATTCTGAAGAGCACGAAGGCAATGCTCTCACCGGAAGATATCAAGCGAAACAAAGAAGAATTCGTCAAAGACTATCTGCTGCTGGAGAATGAGGGCGGGATCGCTGCCCTGGATGCGACGCAGGAATTCACGCCGATAAGCATGTCGCCCGTTGTGGCAACATACACCCAGATGAAAGAGTTCCGGGAGAATGTGCAGCGATATTTCGGAGTGAACGACAAGATCATTATGTGCTCTCTGTCTCCGGATGAGCTGCAGACATTCTACGAGATGAGGATCGAGCCATTCCTGACGGATCTCTCCACAGAGCTGACAAGCAAATGCTTCACCGCCAGGGAGAAGAGCTTCGAAAACTGGATCATGTTTGAGAGCAACCGGCTGCAGTTTGCAAGCCTGGACAAGAAGATCCAGATGTTTGCAACGGTCGTGCAGTACGGAGGCATGACAATCAACGAATGGCGTGCTGCATGCAACATGGCCCCGATCGAAGGCGGGGACGATCTGATAAGACGGCTGGACGCTGCGAAGGTAGATGATCCGGCGGAAGGAGAAGATTAAGATGGAAAAAGAACTGAGAAGTTTTGAATTCGATGTGAGGGCGGAAAACGATGAAAAGCATGGGCACATGCTGACCGGGAGGCCGATCGTATTTGATGCGACAACGGACCTCGGCTGGTTTTTCGAGCGTATCGCACCGGGAGCACTGGACGCTGCGGATCTGCGCGACGTCAAGTTCCTGGTGAATCACAACATCGACATGATCCCGCTTGCGCGGTCACGCCGAAACAATGAAAACAGCACGATGCAGCTGATGATCGGCAGCGCAGGTATGGACATCCGCGTGGATCTCGACACGGAGAACAACGCGGACGCAAGAGCATTGTATTCATCGGTCGAACGGGGAGACATTTCCGGCATGTCCTTCATGTTCACCGTGGATAGAGACGAGTGGCAGGATCTGGATTCTGATAAACCGACGAGGACCATAAAAGGGATCTCTCGCGTGTTCGAAGTATCTGCTGTCACATTCCCGGCCTATGAACAGACCAGCATCACAGCCAGAAGCGCGGAAGACACTCTGGAGAGAGCAAAAGCGGCGCTGGAGAGCGCAAGGCAGAAGGCGGAGGAGCTGGCAAAGGCAAAGAGAAAATTTAAGGAGACATGAATATGGACCCGAAAGAAATGACCATGGAACAGATCGAAGCAAGGCTTGAAGAGCTGGAAGTAGATGTGGACGCCATGGAGGACGTCTCGGAGGTAGATGCTGCCATCGAGGAAAAGCGCTCTCTCCTGGAGCGCAAAGCAGAGCTGGAAGCGATCCAGCAGCGCAAAGCAGAGGCGAAGGCTCTCGATGAGGGAACCGTAAAGCCTGATAAAAAAATTGAGATTTTCGGAAAGGAAACGAAAAACATGTTTGATCTTAATTCCCATGAATACCGCGACCTGTGGCTGAAGAACCTGCAGGGCAAGCCGATGACCGAAGAGGAGCGTGCAGGCTTCACCCAGACCAGCACCTACGCAACCAACGCGATCCCGACAGAAGTGGCAACGAAATTCTTCGAGAAGATGAAAAAGCTGGCGCCGATGCTCTCCGAGATCACCCTTCTCCGCGTTGCCGGCAACATCCAGTTCGTCGCTGAAGGCACCAGAAACAGTGCTGCAAAGCACACCGAGAACGCACAGATCACGACTGCACAGGATACGACCGTTAAGGTCACCCTCGGCGCGATTGAGTTCTTCAAGATCCTGGCGATCTCCGAATCCGCGAAACTTATGTCCATCGACGCCTTCGAGGATTGGCTCGTCGAAATGCTCTCCGGTGACATCGCACGCGCAATTGATGATTATATCATCAACGACGCTTCGAACGGCGTCGTAGCGATCACCCCGTGGACCAACAACACAAACCAGATTCTCAACACTGCAGGCCCGACCTACAAGAACATTGTGGATCTGATCGCTCTCCTGCCGGCTGCATATGATGCAGAGGCAAAGTTCCTCGTGAACAAGAAGACCCTTTACAGCAAGATCGCCGGCATTGTCGATTCTGCAGGCCGTCCGATCTTCGTGGAGAGCCCTGAGCAGGGCCTCACCGGCCGGATCATGGGCTATCCTGTGCTCGTGGATGATTACGTCACGACCGCAAACAATGCCATTTACCTCGGCCGCTGGACGGATGTCGTGGGCAACCTGTCCCAGGATATCAATGTGATCACCTATCCGGATTATGATTACGGCCAGGTGAAATACCGCGGCGGAGCATTCTTCGACTCCAAAGTGGCAAAGAACGACGGCATCGTGCGTTTCGTCACCACTGCGTGATAAAACGCTGATAGCAGAAGAGAGGCCTACGGCTCCGGGCCTCTCTTTTTTCTCAATTCTGGAGCCGGAAGGAGCCAACATGAAAGTATTTATTGCAGTTCCCTGCATGGATCAGATGGACACGGGATTCGTCCGGTCACTGATAAACCTCCGGAAGCCGGAGGGCATCGACATATCAGTGGAATTTATGGAATGCTCACTGGTGTATCTGAGCAGGGAGAGACTTGCGCAGATTGCAATCGGGATGGAATCAGACTTTACGCTGTGGCTGGATAGTGACATGATTTTCAACCCTGATCTTCTGGAAAGACTGCTGGAAGACGCGAAAGAAGGCCGGAATTTTGTGAGCGGGCTGTGTTTCAGACGCAGGCCTGGATACAATCCGGCACTGTGGAAACGGATCCGGCTCGGCCTGCCGGGAGAGGCGGAAGTGGAAGAGTATGACGACTATCCGCCGGACACTATCTTTGAGATCGAAGGCAGCGGGATGGCAGCCGTGCTGGTGAAGACAGAGCTCATGAACACAATATATGAGCGGGAAAAACAGATCTTCCTCCCGATCAGCGGATACGGAGAAGACGTTTCCTTCTGTATCAGGGCCAGGAAAGCCGGCAGCAGTCTCTGGTGTGATTCCAGGATAAAAGTCGGACACCAGGCAAGGACAGTCGTGACGGAAGAAACATTCCGCGCATACAATGCAAAGAAAGCAGGTGCAGCAGCAAATGTCAATGCTTAACAAAGTCAAGCTGGCACTCAGGATCACGCATTCGAAGCTCGACAGCGAAATCAATGAAAATATCGATGCTGCCAAAGAAGAGCTCGAGCGGGCAGGAGTGCCGCGGGACATTGCAACGGAGCCGGAAAAATATCCGCTGGTGGCCAGAGCAATCAAAACATACTGTCAGAGCATGGCAGCACTGGATCAGAACCAGGCTGAAAAGTACATGAACAGTTTCAAATACCAGGCGGACAATCTGAGGAAGTCAACAATATACGGAGGAGCGGGAGAAGATGGAGAACGATGTGATTAAGCTGATCGCTCAGACCGTAGAAGTGAATGCTATCGGAGACAGCATCACAACGGAAACAGAGCGGGAAGTATTCGCAAAAGTGGAATCCATCGGGCTGAAGCGGAAGCTGGAAGCGCAGGAAGCGGGGCTGAAGCTGGCGTATAAATTTACACTCTCGGATGCTTACGAGTACGAGGACGAAGAGATTCTGGAATACAAGGGCACCAGGTACAATATCGTGAATGTTTATATCAACCAGTTCCAGGAACCGGAGCTCCTAACAGCAAAATACTGATTATGGGCGTGCCATCTGTATCAAAATTCACCAAAGACGGCGTGGAATTCACGAGCAGCGTTGACAGGGCAAATTATTACATTGATGAGCTCACCAGGGCAGCCATGAAGGATGTCGGCAGGTTTATTATGAGGCAGTGCTCCAAAGAAGTGAGAGGAATTTCCAAATTCCTCCGAAAAGCACGCTATGCAACCAGAAGATATCAATACTGGGTGCGCAAGAAGGAAAATGATCTGATCGTCGGCGTGGAAAACACTAAATACGGAGCAGAGACAGCCTGGTGGGCGGATCAGTCAGAGCTCGGTACCGAGAAACAGCCAAAACGAGGAATCCTGAGAAATGCAGTTTATAACAACATCGACAAGATCAGGGAGATCGAAGCGCAATATCTGTCCGCAATCGAGGACGAAATAAAAGCACAGTCGCTGATTGACGAAGGAGAAGAGGAGGGCGCGGCGGATGACTAAAACAAAAAAGCTGAGAGAAAGCATCAAGGAGATCATCGGATCCGCGCTGGAAGCCGCGCAGATGCCGGCTGATGTCTACTACTCCCAGGCAAAAAGCGACCACTCGCAGCAGTATGTAATATTCTCAATCGAGGAAGTGACGAGGCTGGACGGACGGATCACCTGCGAGCTGGAAGTAAACTGCATTGATTACGGCAACGACACAGAGCTCTGCGAGTGCATCGCGGACTGTATCACGGCAGCCCTCGATCATTCCGTCACAATCAAAGAAGAAATCGAATTTCATGTCTATGCAAACAGGCGTAACAATGTAAGCGCTCAGGATGAGAAGATCATCCGGCGCCGGCTGACGTTCGACCTGTATCTTTACGAAAGGAATTGATAAAAATGCCTTTATTCTCAGGAATTACAGCAAACACCCCGAAACATCTGCAGCTGGATGCAGGGTGCTTTTTTAAAAACTATGATCCTGCCACTGATACTCCGGCAACAGCGGCAGCGAAGCTCATCGGAGCAACGTCCGGAGGCGGATCTTTCTCAGCAGTGCCGACGATCCGGCAGATCGAGATCGACGGCAAAAGAGGCGCGGTGAAAGGCCTCGAAACGATCGACGACTGGGTGGTCACGATAACCGCAAACATGAAGGAAATCACGGCAGACGTGCTGAAGCTCGCCCTGGCAACAGGAGTATCCTCTGCATACACAGCGACAGCGGCATCAGCAGGCTATACGAAAGTCGTGGCATCCAGTGAGCTGGCAGATGCGAACTATATCGATAATATCACATGGATCGGCAGGATCTCCGGAAGCCAGAACCCGATCATCATCTTAATCAAGAACGCACTTGCCACAAACGGCCTGACGCTGACGGTGGCAGACAAGGCGGAAGGCGTGATCCCGGTGACGCTCACCGGACACTATTCTCTCTCTGATATGGAGACGCCTCCGTTTGAGATCTACTATCCGAATATCGCAAGCTGAGAGGCAAGCATATGAGGAAATTAAACACCTCCGACGTTTTCGCCTTTGCAAGGATTGTTAAGGCAAGCGGAATGAGGGAGGAGCTGAAAAAAATCATTAAGGATATGGCCGGGCAGGAGGAATTCGATATCGAAGAGATCGGCCTGGACACCATCCTGGCATTGATGGAAGCGCTGGCGGAGAAAAAGTCAGAGAAAGCAATATATGAGATGCTGGCAGGACCACTTGAAATGCCGGCAGAAGAAATCGAAAAGATGGAACTGCCGGACCTGTTGGAAAATCTGCGAGCACTTTCAAAAGAGAATGATCTGAAAACTTTTTTCAACTATGTCTCCGGTATAGCTGGGAAGAAATAACAGATTTAGTATATCGGAGATATGGAGGCAGCATCCTGGATCTGAGCGCTGATGATGCAGTCGCTCTGATTTCTTTCGCATTTGAGCGGGAAGAAGATGAAAAAATCTTTGAGCGCTGGGTGCCGATAGCACAGAATTTCATGACATTCGATGCATTCAAGGAATCACTCCGGCAGAAGACCGGCATCATCAATGAGAAGGCAGTGATATCGGATGTAATGGACATCATCGGATCAATGGAGCAAAATCATGGAAATATTTAAACTGGTCGGATCCATCATGGTGGACTCCGCTGAGGCACAGAATTCAATATCAAAAACAGGAAAAGACGCCGAAGGCCTGAGCTCAAAGCTGGCCTCCGGCGTCAAAACTGCAGGGAAATGGGCCGCCGGCATTGTAGCCGGAGCAACAGCAGTCGGTGCTGCAATGGTGGCAGCGGCGAAAGATACAGCTGCAGATCTCGACGTCATAGATAAGGCATCAATAAGAATGGGGATCACAGCAGAATCATATCAGGAGCTGGCATATGCTGCAGAGCTGTCCGGCGTTTCCATGAGCACCATGGAGAAAGCTGCAAAGAAGCTGGAAGGCACGGATCTCAACCTGGACGACGCAATCAATCAGCTGATGTCGATCGATAACGAAGCTGAGCGGGCAGCAGCTGCAGCGGAATTGTTTGGAGAGAATGTGGCCTATGAGATGACTCCACTGCTCCAGGCCGGCGCTGAGGGAATGCAGAGCATGCGAGACGAGGCGAACGAGCTCGGACTTGTTATGTCAGGGGATGCTGTGAAGAGTGGCGCTGCCATGAATGACATGTTCACAAAGATCGACCAGAGCATCGCAACGCTGAAAAACAGCCTGCTCGTCGAACTGATGCCTTATGTGATGGAGATCCTGCAGTTCCTGATCGACGAGATCCCAAAGATCAAAGAGGTCATACAGAAAGTCATGGCTGCAGTGATGCCGATCGTGAAGCCGATCCTCGAGGCCGTGATGTCACTGTTCAAATCGATCTTCTCACTGATAAACGGGGATGTGGAAGGATTCGCAACAAATTTCAAAAACGTCTTCTCAAATCTCGGGACAGCAGCCGTGACGCTCGGAAAGAACATCATGCAAAACTTCTGGAACGGGCTCGTCGAGGTGTGGAACGGAATTATAAACTGGTTAGGGAATGCCATCTCAGGCCTATGGGAGGATCTGAAAGGCGTCGGGCAGAAAATCGCGAACTTCTTCACCGGCGGGAATGCGCACGCTTCCGGCCTGGCATATGTTCCTTACGACAACTATCCGGCATTGCTGCACCGAGGTGAAACAGTTCTGAACGCAAACGACAGCGCGGAACTGATGGATATGGTGAGAAATAAGAAGGACGAAAGCAGGCAGCCGGAAGTGATCACCATCCCGGTGCAGGTCGTTCTGGACGGGAAAGTGGTCGGAGAGGCATCGGCAAAATACAACAGGAACAAAGCGAGGGCATACGGATGATCCCTTACACATTCGAAATTAATGACGTGGACTTCGCGTCCCTGGTGAAGAAATACAGTTATTCAACGGACAGGATACCGGTGGAATCCCAACGCGTGACGACGATGGACGGTGTGGATCATGTGGCTGTCATAAGATATCGCGGGGTGCTGACACTGCAGATCAATCCGCAGGATGAAACGACATTCAAAACTTTTTGCGAGGCAGTGGCTGCCGGAGTGCTGAAAGTGAAATATCGTTGCCTGCAGACGGAAACGGACGTCACGCAGTACATGACCGTCAGCGGGATGCCGGGTGCGCTGGCGATCCAGAACGCGAGCCGGAAAGTGATTGACGGCCTCACTTTGACATTTACGGAGCTGTAGCCATGCAGAACACATCAGGAATCACAAATTACAGCACACTGATCGCAGGCAGCTATACAGTCGAGACAAAAGTAAATATCAACGGGGTGGACTATGGGGAAAGCGTCCTGATCAGCGTGGAAACATCCGGGGCACTTTTTAAAGAGAACATTCCGACGATCGGCTGCTGCGTCAGCGGAGAAATTGACATCAAGATGCTTAAGCCGTCCGTGACGATCCCGAGAATGGCGACGATAAAGCCATATATCCGGCTGTCTAACGTTGCCGGCACGGTAAAAAGCGGATGGCTGCAGAAAGGCGAATATTTCATCGACACCCGCAGCGTAACCAATAACGACGACGGGATCGATGTTTTGACGATCCATGGATATGATGCAATGTTGAAAGCGGAAGCAACATATCCGGACGACAACGAAACGTATCCAAAATCCGACACCTATGTCGTGAACCTGATCGCGACGACGATGGGGATCCAGGTGGACAGCCGGACGACGGCGATCATGAACAATTCATACCAGATCGTTCACCCGGCATTTGCATCCATGCGGGAAGTGTTGAAAAATATTGCCTGCATGTATGCAGGCAATTTCTGTATCAGCCCGGAGGGAAAACTTCTCCTGGTGCAGCTGGGAAGCGTAGGAAACGGATCTGGAACACCGAATCACCAGATCGGGCAAAACGCTGCAATGCTGGAGACAGCGCCGGCATTCGCTGCATTTTCAAAGGTGATCATCAGAACCGGAGAATTTGACAGCAGCGGGAACGAGATCGTTTACGAATCAGGAAACACAACAGGAAGAACCCTTGAATGTGAAAACAGCTGGGGCAGCCAGACAATCGCAGGCGACATACTGAGCGTTATATCCGGCTGGTCATATCAGCCATACGAAGCGACAAGCGTCGTGATAAACCCAGCCATGGAGCTGGGTGACTCCATCAGTATAAACGGCGTATACAGCGGGATCTACGCGAGCACGCTGAAATTCGCAAGCCTCTTCACAGCGGACGTAAAAGCTCCGTATGATGAAGAAATAGATCATGAATATGCATATGAGGATCCGCGGGAGCGGAAATATGTCCGGAGAACAGAAGAAGTCAGGGCAGAAATGTCGATCCTTTCCGGGCAGATCACGGCGAAAGTAGATAAGACGCACTCCGGCCAGACATTCGGATGGACCGTAATAGATTCCCAGTGGAATGTATTCAATGAGGACGGTCCGATCCTAACCGTGAACGCCGGAGGGGCATATATCAAAGGCGAGATCCAGGCAGACTCCGGCCTGATCGGTGGATTTGACATTGGCAGCGATGCCATTTATCACACAATCAGCACATTCGGGAGCACATCATTCAACACCGGTGTGTATTTAGGGACTGACGGAATCCAGCTCGGTAAAAAGTTCCTGGTGGATCCATACGGCAACGTGAGCGCATCTGCGCTGACAGTGACAGGTGGATCCCTGTCTATCGGAGACGATGGACAGGGGAACCCGATGTTCCAGGTGACAAACGCCGGATATGTTACAGCAAAAAGCCTGGCGATCCAGGGAGGCACAATCAGCATCGGGAATAATTTCCAGGTTGATGCAAACGGAAACCTGAGCGCAGCATCGGGAACATTCGCCGGAAACGTATACGCCGGGAACATCCAGCACGAAGCAACAACACCCGGAGCGGGAACAATGAGCGGGCAGGCGCTCACCCTCGGATCCGTGACAGCAGGACTGTCCGGGAACCTGCCAACGGGGCAGCTGAGCCTCGGTGCAAGCCTGAGCCTCGGATACGCGGATCTTTTCAACGCTGCGACGTCAAGCGGGACAAGTACATATCCGGATTATTTCACAGCCGGGCATATTGTCGCAATGACAAGCTTTTACAGTGATGATTATTACGTCAACACCGGCAACGATGAAACAGAATATAACCTTGCCGGGCATTACCATCGGATCATAGACAACAACGATGGCACGATAACAATAGGATCTCCGTATAACTCAAATACTCCACCGTCTTTTAACATAGCCGACACGCAATTTTTTCAGGACTCCGTGTCGGCGGTAACTGTTAAGTCCTACGGATTTGAGCAAGACGATGAAGAAGAGACAGATTACACAAAGCTTTATGTTGTTCTCGGGCTGAATAGCGTAACGATAAACACGGTCGGGAATCTTGATATTTCCGATTCCTTTGAAGCTGGGCAGAACACAGGCGCCAGGACTGCAACAATCTCCGCGGTGACAATCGGATCCGCGGGAACCCCGTCGTATTCTTCAGAAGATCAGGTGTACTATGCGAACGTATCTGTAACGGGAACAGCCAGGGGAACACTTGCAGACGGATCCTATTACACGAACAACGCATACAGCCGGACAGTCGCTGTCGATGTGACAACCGTCTACAATGCAGGCCTGACAGCCGGACAGGGTGAAGGCGCGACGGGCGTCACAGTGACATCGATCGCGCTGAATACCAACTGGGCAACATCCTCAACAGGTTACGTTTACGAGAGCGCAAACAACCGGTATGCAGCGAATGTAAAGGCAACGCTGAGCAATAATAGGGCGTTTTCAAATACGATTTATATCCCGGCATCATCTGCCTTCAGCGCTGGATTTACAAGAGGAGCAGAAACTGCCTACGTCTCCGCGATAACAACAGGAGCAGCTGGAACTCCAGCATATAACGCGGAGGATCAGGTGTACTATGCGAACGTCGATGTAACAGCAACAGCAAGAGGAACGAGAGCAGACGCCACTTATTACACATCAAACAGAACAATCACAAAGGCTGTTGATGTGACGGCTGTCTATAATGCTGGAAAACAATCAGGCGCTGGAGACGTGACATGCTCAACAATCGGCCTGGATACCGGATGGTCAACATCAAACACCGGGTACATTTATCAGGCGACGAACAACCGGTATGCAGTCAGAGCGAAGGCAACACTGAGCAACGGGGTGACGTACTCCGCGACACTATATGTTCCGGATACGGATGCATTTAACGCAGGATCAGCAGCAGGTGCTGCCGGCGTGACATGCTCAACAATCGGCCTGGATACCGGATGGTCAACATCAAACACCGGGTACATTTATCAGGCGACGAACAACCGGTATGCAGTCAGAGCGAAGGCAACACTGAGCAACGGGGTGACGTACTCCGCGACACTATATGTTCCGGATACGGATGCATTTAACGCAGGATCAACAGCAGGTGCTGCCGGAGTGACGTTATCTTCCATCGCACTGAACACCAGCTGGTCAACTTCAAGCACTGGATACGTTTACCAGACAGCGAACAACCGGTATGCAGTAAATGTCAAAGCAACGGCCAGCAATGGGAACTATTCAACACAGACGCTTTATGTGCCGGCGTCAGATGCTTATAACGCAGGATCAGCAGCATCAGCAATCAGCACCGGAGAAGTGATTGCAACAGATGCATCAAACTACCAAACATATAGCAGTTATTATAACGTATCAGATGCAAACGCATACATAACCACAAATTATAAATACGCACGAATTCAGCTGAAAAACACTGCAGGAACCGTATTATCCACAATCCGCGTGAGAATGAACAGAGATGCGGATACTTCGGGAAATGTTACGGTTTCAACCGTGACGGCAATATCAACGGATTCGTCAAACTATACGACATATGACTTCGCAGTCTCCAGAACTGCAGGCACAATGTACACAAGCGGCTCGTATATGTACGGCAGAGCAACGATCGCCCTCAGCAACAATGTGGAGAAAACTCTGCGGTTTAGGGTGCCGGCATCATCGTCAAACGTCACCAGCATTTCTGTTGAACGTCCTACAGGCGGGATGGATGACTGGATAATAGAAAACAATCACGTTAATATTGGGGTAAATTTATCTGCGAAAAACGGGTCAACTGTATTGGCAACAGATACAGGCCAGGTGAATGTTGATGATATAGTCAACTTTTGGGTAGAAAGAGAATTTGACCATATAGCGACTCTCACAACGGGATCATCAAACTATACGACATATGACAACGGATACAGCTGGGGGTCAAGGCTGTACAATCCGACGTTGAGCTCCGGAGGAAGCAGTGTATATGGTAGAATCGGCGTTTATAACGGAGAAAACCAGCTGCTATCTACCATCCGAATGGCGTTGTCGCTGTCAGTGGCCTCCGCGTCAACATCATCAGATTATAGCGATTATTACACATCCGGAGGACAGTGGTATCTCAAAGTCCATGTCAAAAACGGAAGCACAGAGATATACCAGACCGGAATCAATGTACAGCACGCTGTAGATTATGGGGCACAGCAAGGAGGCGGGGCAACCACTCCGATAACTTTGAGATGTACAAACAAAGCAAGCAGCGGAGGCATTGCGACAACATGGACCTTCCAGATAACAAGTACAGCAGACTACCCCTTTGTCGCCGGAACGAGTTATAATTTCTATTATTAAGGAGCCAAAAGATATGATAACCATTAAAACAGCGACGGGCAAAGAATTAGAAAGCGATTATGCAGTATCTATACCAAACCCTCAGAGAGCTTTCATAAGAATCCTGGGGCATACGCGGAAGGAAATCGAAGAAATCTTTGAGGACCCTTCCGAACTGCCGATCGAGGGATTTACAGCGTTTCATACTGTGACGGACGTCATAGATGAAAATACAGCCATCAAAATAATACTGAAGCCATAAGGAGGCAAAAATGGAAAACAAAAAGACGGAAACAATGAATGAGCAGTTCATCATGATCCCGCGCAACGTGTTTGATATGTGCATAAACACGCTCAAGCTGATCCACCCGACGGATTTTGACGGGATGGACAAGCTCGTGGCAGTGGTGGCAACGTTATTGAAAGCAGCTGCACAGGGGATCCAGGAAGGGCTTGGCCAGCCGGAGGATCCGGAAGGGATCAAGTTCGAAGTGATCGAACCGGAAGAACAGACTGAGGAAAAGAAAAAGAGATGAGATGCATATGCGCGAAAAAAGATTCTGATATCCCTCTCGGGCGGACAGGCGAGAACGATGTCGAGGCCGTGAGCTTCGACGTCAAAGACTGGCCGGATCTGTACGGAGCGGGAGGATCCTTCGTCCTCGTACATAAGAGGCCGGGAGACACGCAGCCGTATCTATGCGCAACTGCAGTGGCGAGCTCCGGACGCCTGGTGTGGGTGATCAAAGCTGAAGACCTCCAGTTCACTGGAAGAGGAGAAGCGCAGCTGTCCTATGTTGTGGACTCAAAAGTCGCGAAATCTGTGATATTTACGACGCGAATCAGCAGATCCCTCGAACAGGAAGGCGAACTCCCGGAACCATACGAATCCATGATCGAGGAATTGATCGCAGCTGCAGCGAATATCACAACGGAAGCGGACCGGGCGGAGACAGCCAGGGACGCAGCGGAAACAGCCCAGGGCAAGGCTGAGGATGCACAGGAGGCTGCAGAAACTGCCCAGGGAAAAGCGGAGGATGCGCAGGAGGCAGCAGAAACTGCCCAGGGAAAAGCGGAGGATGCGCAGGAGGCAGCAGAAACTGCCCAGGGGAAAGCAGAAACTGCCCAGGGAAAAGCAGAGGATGCTGAGCGGGATGCGTATTTATCAGCAGAGCAGGCAGAGGGCTCAGCTGTAAGAGCTGAAGCAGCGAAGGATGCAGTCGAAAACCTGACAGTAACAGCGGAAACGCTGCCTCCGGGATCCAGCGCGACAGCGGAGAAAACTGTTGATCCTCAGACAGGAAGGGCAAACATTGCATTCGGCCTTCCGAAAGGCGAAAAAGGCGACCAGGGCGACGACTATGTGCTGACAAATCAGGACCGGGAAGACATTGCCGAGCTGATAAAAGACGACACAGACATCTTCCAGGAGCACACCGGGCGGAGCATCGAGGAGATCCTGGTTGATATCCGTGCAGCTGTGCAGGTCATTTCGAATTTTGTGGAGTACACCGGCGACACTGAACTGAGCGACTATTCCACAATGTGGGTGCAGAACAAAGTCTTGAAAGCAGCGATCGATGCGATCAACACAGCTTTGAGCGGGAAGCAGGCTACACTGACGTTTGATGATATTCCGACGCAGAGCAGCAACAATCCTGTAAAGAGCGGAGGCGTCTACAGCGCGGTCAAAGCACTGACGGACGCGATCATGGCCGGAACAGAAGAGACGGCCGCCTACCATTTAGGCTTTTACCTGGACGAAAACGGTGATCTCGTGCAGGTGGATGACGAATAACGAAAGGAATAATCTACTATGGGAAAAGTAGGAACTGAAGAAACCCTGCAGGAGATCAAAGGGATCGCCGGGGACATTCGGATGTTTACGCAGGTCATAGCACAGGGAGCGACAATCGATTCGCTCGAGGGATTCAAGCAGCTCGTGCGTGATGGGAAGGCAGCAAGCCTGCTGCCGGTCGGAACGCAGCTCTTCGATAAGTGGGAGAAAGCAGCCGGCACGGTATATGACGCACCGTGGGATATCGCGCACTATGATGAGGCTGGAAACGCTTATCTGAACTGGCATTTCTGTTATCCTGATGGTGTACAGTTCGATGCACCGGAAGCGATCTATTATGCCGGACCTGACGGCCTGGCAGCCGGCGAATATCACATTGTGATCGGAAGCGCATACGGAAACGGATGGATCACATCAAAAGCCATAAACTTCACGCTGACGGCAGATATGGCAGCCGGGGATCAGCTGTATATCGACTGCGGGACGAATAATGCAAACGATCCGACAGACGGAAGGACATGGAACGTATATGCCCAGGGCAGCACAACCAGCAAGCAGTCCGGAACGACGAGCAACGGAGCGACAGGAACGTATCTCGGGACAATCGGCGCGACAAATGTGCACAAACCGGAAGGAAACATAAACGGGATCTCAAGAGTCGTTTATGGATACGGCCGCTGGAGCCAGAGCGCGGTACGGCAGTGGCTCAACAGCACACTGGCAGCAAATAAATGGTGGACGCCACAGAACCCATGGGATCGCCCGCCTGCTCAGCATTCGACGCTGCGCGGATTCCTGGCGGGGTATTCGGCGGAATTCGTGGCAGCACTCGACATGGTGGACGTTGTGACGGCACTGAACACAGTGGAAGGCCATGCAGAGACATATGAGACGACGCAGGACCGGATCTTCCTCCCATCTCTGCAGGAAATGTACATCAACCCGCAGCTGGCCGATGTGGAGGGTGTTGACTGGGATTACAACAAGGCGCTGGCACTAGAAGCAGGACTCTCCGGTAAATTCCAGACAGGGCAGACATATCCGATCCTCAAGAAATACAATATTGGTGATCAGTCATCTGCTGCTTCCGTGTGGCTGCGCTCTTGCTATCGCGGCAATGCGCACATTGCGTGGTTTATCACCACCAGTGGCTACGTCGGCACCAACACCGCGTCCACCGCGAGTAGGGGCTGCCCCGCCTGTAAAATCCTCAAAATCGGATCATAATCATCCAATGGCGCCCGCACACATGCGGGCGCCGGTAAAGAGAAGATGCCGAATAAAAACGATCATAAGCCAAATGATTTCACTCCGGTGGTCGGGGCCATGTATCTCGCAGATTATGTGCTGACGATAACGGACAACATCAGCAAATTTCCGGACTTCATACAGACGGAGAGGAAGAATGCAGACGGATCCGTGACGGCCGTATACATCCAGCGACAGGATTCACTCGTGAACTGGGTACGGGAACAGGCAAAAGGAATATTCATCCTGACGTATACGGCTAACGAGATAAACGTGATCAGGCAGCCATGGAGGAAAGATGAACGCCTGGGAAAACAGGCAGAAGCCATCCGCCTATGCAGTGAACATCTTGCAGCGATCCAGCTGTGCAGAAAACATTTTCATCTTTCAAGCAGGAAGGTGAAACACTGGGGAAAGCAAACGAGGGATCTGCGCATGGCTATTGAAGGATGGCACGAAAAAGATAGAGACAGATACAAAAATATCTGACTTTATGAAAATCTGGGCTGTAGGCTAAAATCTGCTGCTAACGTGTGGCTGCGCTCTTGCAATCGCGGCAATGCGAACAATGCGTGGAATATCAACACCAGTGGCAACGTCAACAACAACAACGCGAACAACGCGAATAGGGGCTGCCCCGACTGTATCACCTGAGCTGAAAGGATGGCACATAGTGCCGTTACGCTGAAATGGGAAGAGATTACAGGGAGCCGAATGCCCAGCCGGAAGGCAAAACAATACCCCGGAGATGCGGCCATCCCAAAAGGGATGCTGATCGCTATGACTCCGAGGAAACTATGACAGAATTTGATAAATCAGTAGAATTTGAAGCACTCTATGACTCAATGTGGAGATGCAGATGCGGAAAGATGTGGAAGGCCTCCGTGGCGCGGTTTGTCATTCATGGGATCGACGAGACGCTGAAGCTGGAGGAAGAAATTGCTGCGGGGACATATATTCCCCGCAGACCGCACACATTCACATTGACATATCCGAAGATCCGGCCTTGTTCATCGACTCATATCCGGGACAGGATCGTGCAAAGAAGTCTCAATGATAATGTCGTATATCCGAATATGACCAGATCTTTCATCTGGGATAATATGGCATGCCAGAAGGGCAAAGGGACGACTAAAGCGATGGACCGGCTGAACACATTCCTGCACCGGTATTATATCAATAACGGGAACAGCAGTGCCGGCTGGGTGCTTCAGTGCGATATCGAGGGATATTACCGGAACATGCAGCACATAGAGGCAAGAGCATGCTTCAGCCGGCACCTCGATGAGCAGACAGTCCAGAATGCATTTAAATGGCTGCATAGGCAGTATCCAAACGAAATAGGATATGAACCAGGCAGCCAGATGGTGCAGATCCTCGGGATATCATTGCTGGATCCGTTTGATCACATGGTGAAGGAACGGCTGAGGGCGAAGATATACGAGCGTTATATGGACGATTTTTATATCATATCAAGCGACAAGGAATTCCTCCGGGAATGCCTTAAGGAGATGCGCACCGAACTGGCAGCCATCGGCATGCATCTTCACCCCAAAAAGACCAGGATTTTCCCACTACGGGACGGGATCAAGGTGCTCGGCTTTACGTTTCGCCTGACAGATACCGGGAAGGTGATCCGGATCATCGATCCGAAGAATGTTAAGCACGAGCGGAAGAAGCTGGCACGCATGGCAGTGAAGGTCCGGAAGGGAGAAATATCAACAGCAGATTTCTATGCCGGATATGAGGCCTGGAAAGCCCATGCCCGGAAGGGAAATTCCTGGAAGCTCCTGCAAAGAATGGACGCATATGTCAAACAACTAATGAAAGGAAACGGTGAAGAAAATGGTCGTGCTTCCGAAAGAGGTCGCGGAAATCAATCGCAGACTTGAGCATGCTGTGTCGATGCAGCTGGATCAGCAGGCAATAACAGATTACAACATCATGATGGGGAATCTGGAGGACCCGAACGAAGAAGAGGAGGAAGAGGAAGATGAATGAACACTCCGAAAAGTTTGAGCTGGTGAAAGAATATTATGATAACGGCCGATGGAAGAAAAAGGCCGTGAAAAATGCCGTCGTCAAGGGGTGGATCACTGCCGAAGAGTATGAGGAGATCACCGGGGAAGTATACGGATGAAAACGGTCGTAACACTTGAAAGCCAGGACGTCCGGGAAATCATTGCAAAATTCCTCCAGGTCAAAAAAGAGGACGTGATCCCGAACCGTTACACCTTCGGAGTGGCAAATCTGCCGGCGGAGGAGATCGAACGAAGGATCTACGGAGGCCAGGATCGTGAGGGGTGCAGATGATCAGTGCATGGCACCTGATCTGGATCATACCGGTGAGTGCTTTTGCAGGCCTGTGGATTGCTGCGATAATAGTCGCGGGGAGTGACAGAAAATGAGTAAACAGACAATCTGGAACGAGCTGAAGCGGAGAGGCTTCAGCGATATCGCAGTGGCAGCCATCATGGGGAACATGGAAGGCGAAAGCAACTGCATAAGCAACAGAGTCCAGGGAGATTTTACAAAAGGATACCAGAGATCTGCACAATATACAGCACAGGTGGATGCCGGGAACATTGATCGGCACGAGTTCATCTATGACGGGCCGGGAGGCGGAGGATACGGACTCTGCCAGTGGACATATCAGCCGAGGAAAGCCGGACTTTACGACCTGGCGAAAAAATCAGGAACGTCGATCGGAGACGAAGCAATGCAGATCGAATGGTTATGCCAGGAACTGCAGCAGCCGGAATTCAAAACAGTCCTGGCAACTTTGATGGCATCGCCATCCATCCGGGAATGCTCGGACGTAATCGTGAAGATCTTCGAAAAGCCGAAGGATCAGAGCGAGGCCGTACTGAGACAGCGGGCTGAATACGGCCGGGCAATGTATCAGGAATTCTCAAAGAGTGAGGCAGAGGATCCGGAAGGGATCCAGGACGACGAAATGATCAGCATCACTCAGGAAGATTTCAAAACCTTTTCAAAGGCGGTCCTGGCAGTAAAGATGCTGAAGGATCTGTTAGCACTTATCAAGGAGTTCGAAACATGAGCACATGCAAACAATGCGGAGCACCGGCGCCGGAAGGGGAAGATCTCTGCTGGTGCTGCAAGCACACGAAACTGCACCCGACAGATCCAAAACCGGAACAGGAGAAAACGGAACAGGAACTGACAAAACAGACAGAGGGTAATCATCCAGATCACTATGAAGCGATTCGGCATGAGTTTTATCAGGTGTGGGACAGCATCGACGAGCTGCGGGAGAAGATGGAGAAGAAGCACCGCATGCATCGAATAGTTGAATTTATCAAAAAGAGGGCAAAAAAATGGACACAGCAATTAAGGTGGCATTGATCACTGGATCATTCGGATTGATCGGGAGTGTTTTAGTAGCAGTGATTTCAGCCATAACCACAAAAACGGCAGTAACTCATAAGCTGGAAACATCGCAGGCAGTGACGGAAACAAAACTGGACGAATTGACCAGAGAGGTACGGAAGCACAATAATTTTGCAGAGCGGATCCCGGTGATAGAGGAACAGATAAAAGTGGCAAATCATCGGATAGATGACCTGGAAGATATTGCAAGAAAAGGAGCATAGAAATGAAAACTACAATAGACTGGATGAATATCCTGGAGCGGGCAATGTGGACATTTATCGAAGGCTTCCTGCTGGCGCTGCCGGCATCCTTCTCAATGGAGATGGACGGAGCTGCCTGGAAAGCCGCGATTTTCTCCGCGGGCATGGCGGGATTGTCTGCGGTAAAAACGTTGATCATCGAGATCATCCAGAAAAATAGAGAATGAAATGATCCTCCACCATTCTGGCGACGTTGCCGAAATGGTGGAGGGCTTTTTCTGACGATAATTCTGACGATTTGACGATTGTATTGACGATCAAAAAACCGCTCGAATCCGCTCGAAACCGCACGGAACAGAAATGGAAAAAGCCCAGCAATTACTGGACTTTTCAGCAATTACTGGGCTTCTGACGTTGGTCGGAGTGCGGAGATTTGAACTCCATAACAATGCCCGTATTTTGGCCGATCTCAGGCATCTGACGATTTTTCCGACGATTTCCGGAGATCCAGCCCGCAGTCAGGGCAGAAAAGAAACTCATGGCCATCCTCTGCCTTCATGTATAAGCTGCCGCACCCAGGGCAGCATTTTTTGTTCCGGCCCAGGCGCTCCTCCATGATGTAGGCATTTGCTTTGTTCCGGATCTTTTCGTTATGCTGGCGCTCGATATCGGTATAAATGTCCTGGGTGATTGATATTGAGCTGTGGCCCATGCGGGCCTGCGTATCCTTCGCGTCGATCTCCGCCGAGTGCATGATGCCGGCATAGGTGTGCCGCAGCTGGTGCGCCGTGGATGTGATCCCGATCTGATCCCGGTATTTCTTGATCATCCGCTGCAGCCTGGACTTGTGGGGTAGGCCGTCCGGGAAAAAGATAAACGTCTTCGGATCCTTATACTGCGGCAGGATCTCCAGCACGTTATCATACAGATCAACCTCACGCTCACCGGCCTCCGTCTTCGGACGATCCTTCACGAGCGGGAGATTTCCGTCAAAAGCCAGGTCCTTCGTGATCCGCGCTTTGTGGAGATCTCTGTCGATATCCTGCTCCTGCAGCACGGCGGCCTCGCCGATCCGGCAGCCGCTGTATTCCATGAAATAATATAATCGTGCGATCATACTGTCTTCGCGGTGCTCTTCTATGCGCTGGACGTCATCCTCAGATGCCGGCCGGCGCTTTTTCTTTTTCACGCCTTCGACAAAGGGGACATCCCGGCAGGGATTGTGATCAAGCTCTCCGGAGGCGATGGCAAAGTTGAGGATCAGATTGAGAACAGATTTCCGGTCGGAAATGCTGCGCTGCGAATAGCCTCGCGCTGCGGATCTGGAGAGCCAGAGATAAATCTGCTTTGCAGTCAGCTCAGCAACAGGCACCTCGCCGAATTCGTCAACGATCTCCTTCTGCTTCGCCAGGAAGCTCGGCACGCTGTTGGGGGACAGCTTCTGCTCCTTCACTTCCCACCAGGATCCTGCGATCTCGGAGATCAGCTTTGAACGCGGAGCGGGAGCATTCTTCAGCTGATCCTCAAAATCTTGAATCTTCTGATCCACATCATCATCTGATTTGCCATAGAAATGTTTCACGCCGGTGAAGCGGGAGGGACCGAAATCTTTGTAGGTCCGCATAGTCTCCCGCCTGCCATCAGCCCGGATTTTGTATTTTTGTTTTTTGCCCATGAGAGGACTCCAATCTGCGGCGCTGCCAAAAGGCAGCGCCTTTTTTCGTGACTTGGTTTTGACTTGGAAAGACTTGGAAATAAGTTGGAAATAAGTTGGGAATAAGTTGGGAATAACTTGGATCCGGCATCAGTGTGCAGCGTGCCGGATCAGCCATTCGTAGCGATCGATCCCGATTTTTTATATCGACCTCCGGATACAAGATCCTCGGAGTAGTCGAGCAATTTTTCCTTCCCTTCCTGATTAAGATCCCGATAGTTACGGATCAGCTGCTGCTCGTTATAGGTGAGGATCCATTCACCATCAACAGGATCAAAACTATACTGTCGCTCAATAGACGACCTACCAGTTAAGAAATCCATATCAACGTTGAAATAGTCTGCAATTGCCTCAAGCATCTCAAAATCAGGTTCACGTTTTCCGCGCTCATACATGCCGATCCTACTTTCAGAGACACCGAGCACGGAGGCAAGCGCGTTTTGGGTTAAACCTGCGCGTTTTCTAAGCATTAAAAGCACTTTGCCAAATGGCATAAAATCACCTCCGGATATAGGTATAACACGGAATGTGTTAAAAATCAAGAAGAAAGCACAAAATGTGTTGACATAAAAATAAGAGTGTGCTATATTAAAAACGCACAAAACGTGCGGGAGGTGATATAATGAGTAATGCAGAAATGGGAAAGCGACTAAGAAGCCTGAGAGGCGAAAAACCTCGTCAGGAAGTAGCGGAGGCCATCGGAGTATCTGTTTCGGCTCTCCAAATGTATGAAAACGGAGCAAGAGTGCCCAGAGATCAGACAAAAATGGCACTGGCAGACTACTACGGGACTACTGTCGAGAATATTTTTTTTAGCAGAAAACCGCACGAAACGTGCGGTCACGCAGCGACGTCTGCGTGATAGTACTATCACTATATAAAGGATTTGTCGTTGACAAATCCTTATAAAACACTGGCAAAACAAAAAAACGCGCCGGAGCTGCACAATCCGGAGCGGGAAAAAGAAAGGAAAATTGGAGATGTTCTTAGTTAAATTCTCAGTCGGAGAAGCACTGAAGAGAGAATGCCCGGACAATGACTGCAGGCTGTTTCTGAACACTTACAACATGGTCACAGAAGCTGCTGCAGCCTACAACGAGATCGAAGCAAGCGGAAAATATTCGAAGATGACTTTGAATATGCTCGGAAAAGGGATCCGCGAACAGATCAAATTCCTGCATGAGATGAACTGCAACAATTATGCCATCCAGGAATATAAGAAGGCACGAACGGTCAGGCCGGTAGTGTTTTCAGGGGAGGCATAAAAATGAACAGGATCAGAAGAAAAGCGCTGCAGGATCTCGCAGATAAGATCGCGGCCATCCAGGAAGAACTGGATATCCTCGGAAATGAAGAGGCTGAATATCGGGACAATATGCCGGAAAACTTTTACGGCAGCGAACGATATGAAAAGGCAGATGCTGCATGTGACTGCCTGGGTGCTGCATATGACAGCCTCCAGGAGGCCATGGACAGCATCGCGGAAGCGATCGAATGAGATGAACCCATGCACAAGATGTAAAAAAACAGCCTGCCCGCGGAAATGTAAACCGAGGCAGGACTGGGATCGTCACATGCAAAAAGAAAGATCCCGCCGGAACGGGAGAAAGGGACAATGAAAAGGGGAGCGGCACCGGAGCTGCACATTCCGATGCCGCAATATCAGATTGGAGTGTCCTCAATGCCGAGAACATCTCCATTATAACAGACTGTTGAGGAGTTTACAACCATGAAAGAAGCACCGAACTATCGGGACGAGCTGGAGCAGATCCTGAAGCATTTCGACGGCAGCCATGTGATCACATGGAAGGAAGTGCAGGAATACACGGGCCGCGGGAAGGACTGGTGCAATTCACATCTGAAAATACCGCACGATGGGTGCACTGCCGTGCAGCTGGCCAAAGCGCTGAGCAATTTATGAGGAGGAATAAAAATGCCGAGACACAAGAAAAATACCGAAGAGGAGACGCTGGAAAGAAAAACGATCCAGCCGCAGAAAATTGAACGGGATCAGGATCCGAGAGAAGAGGAATGGTTCCACATGCCTCACTGCATGGAATGCGGGAGGGAGATCCCTGTACACATGAAAAACTACACCGTGAAATCGGCCATCGGGTTCGGGACATCAGTCGTATGCCCGATTTGCGCGTCAAAACCTGGCATCCGGCTGAAAACACCATATATTTCCTATGATGGTTTGGAAGAAATCAGAAGGATGGGAGGTGAATGAGATGCTGCCGAGAATCTTTGCGGGAATGCTCTTCTGGGATAAGGTCCTGGTGGTAATGTTCATACTGTTTTCCATCTTTCTGATCACGTCTCTGGTGATCGTAACCGCGCCGGAGCGCCGGCGCAAGCTGGAGCGGCTGCTCACAAAGTGGGTGATCCGCCTGGAAGAATTCAACGCGGCCATGCGGGACGACGAGGCTTTTGATCCCGAATGGATGGATGCGAAGAAATGGAGGCAGACGCGTCCATGAAGAAAAAGAAAAGAAACGAGCTGACGGAGACGGTCACACCGCTGAAGGGAGCGGCCTATGAGCTGCAGCGGAAACACTGGGAGAAGCAGCTGCAGCCGAGGAAGATCCGCCAGAAGAAAAACAGAGAAACGAAAAAAGATAAGGAGGAGCTGTGATGGTGCTGATCACATTGATAATCTTTGCGACGGCAGTGGCCAGTTATTTCATCGGGATCATGGTAGGCAGACGTCTCGAGAGGATGAGCCATGAACAAACAGAATAAGCAGCGGAACAAACGCAGAAAAGAAATCAAGGAGATTTTGAAACTCCTGGAAAAAACGATCAAAGCATACCAGGAAGAGCTTGCAGAACTGGATGCCGGAGCGGATCCGCGCCGGGAGCAGCCGGAGCAGGTCGAGATCCAGCATGTCGGATATGATGCGGATCAGCTGGGGAGGAATAAATGAGCAATTTTTCATTTGAAGCTGAGCGGCAGCGGGACGGATCTTACATCATGTGCATCAGCGGGAAACTGTACAGATGCAAAGACTGGGAAGACGTGTGCAGGCAGTACCGGAAACACACGGAAGGAAAACCGAATGGGAGTGACGATAAAAATGGCGGGATTCAAAGAGACGTTTGACGACAGTAAGCAGTTTTTTCTACCTGACGGTAGAGCTTACGAAACCGTGCCGATGCGGGAGTGTGCCATCCACCACGATGACAGGATCCTGAAAGATTTGGTAAAGCATGTGATCATCCAGGCCGTACAGGACTGGCATAAACTCAACAAGGGCGGCCGGAAAGACTGGTGCTATGGAGAAGGATCATCCGTCGTCTGGAGACATGAACTGGTGCGGTTTTTCAACGGATCTTTTTTCTGTGACATCATGGATCTGCTCATGCCGGAACTGACACAGCAGGAAGCTCTCAGAAATATGAACTCGATGGATTTCAACCGGAGGCAGATCGGCATGGGCATGGGGAAGCTGAAGGATTACGGATACAATCCCAGGGGAGGCAGCAGATGAAGGATCCGAAAGATGCAGCCAGGGATCTGCGGAACATCTATGACATGAAGTTCAAGATGCAGCTGCACGCAAACGGTCAATCAGATTATTCATGCTCTCCAGGGATGCTGCGGCATGTGAAGGAGGCATGTCTTGAAGCAGCTGAAGTGATCGAAAACCTTCTGCTGGAGCGGGACAGCCTGCTGGACCTTCTTGACAACGATGGCAGGGAATGATGACAGAGGCCGGCAGAAGCGCTGGGAGGAATTTGATAATCGGCCATATGAAGCCGTGCCGGATGCCGTGACGGGATACAATTTCCCGGAAAGCACGATGAGGGAGTGCCCTCACCCGGCTGTCCGGAAGAAATACCAGTTTTATGACGGCCGCTGCCCTGTCAGCCCATGGACGTGCAAATCGAAATGCAAATATGCGATCACATTCACCGGGCACGGCGGCATCGCCTGCGGATATAAGGAGAACAGAAATGAGAATGATCGTAAAGAGCGGGGAAAAGAACATCGCGAACATTGAAGCGACACAGATGCTCCAGGATCAGAAATATCTCTATGCATTCAAAGGAGAGGATCTTGTCGGAATGTTTTCGATCGGATGCTTCGATGCTGCTTTCCTGTTTGAAACGGAGAAAAGCGACAGATGAGCATCGGGACTACTGTTGCGTGCTGCATTCTGACTGCCTGGGCCGTGACCATCGTCTGGATAGTGGGGCTGGTCCTACACGCTGGAAAGGAAACAACAAATATGGAAGGAGATCATAACGTGAAAGAACTGGAAGACTCAGGAAAGCGCACAGAGTTTGCTTCCGGAGCTGTGCGGGATATGCACGAAGGGAAAGGCCGGTTTGACCTGCTGCCGATGTGCGTCCTAATCAGACTCGCGCAGCACTATGAAAAAGGCGCGAGAAAATACGAGGAGCGAAATTGGGAAAAAGGGATCCCGGCACACAGCTTTGCGGATTCAGCTTTCCGGCATCTGGTCAAATATCTGGATGGATACACAGACGAAGATCACCTGATTGCTGCTATCTGGAATCTGTGCGGACTTGCCTGGACGGAGGAGAAGCATCCGGAACTGATGGATATTCCGTCACGGGAGAAATCATGAAACACACAGAACTGATAAACCAGCTGATTCTGTATTCCGGAGTATGTCTGGATCCGGTGAAGGCAAAGACGCTGCGGGAGGCCGCGAACGCGATCCGGGACCTGCAGGAGAACCTGCCGAAGTGGATCCCGGTCACTGAGCAGATCCCGCAGCCATATCAGGGCGTAATCATCGCCAGAGAAAAAGAAAAAGGAAAACCGCTGAAAGTGGAGGCCGGAATGATGAAACCGGACGGCCTCTGGAAAATCTATGGAACAAATACAAAAGGAGTGCTTTACTGGATGCCTCTGCCGGAGGCTCCGGAACTACAAAAGGAGGACATATGAAAATCGAAAAAGTGATCCCGTGCGTCTGCACACCGGAAGCAAAAACAATAGATGGAACGAGCGGCCTGCCGATCCTCGGAATGTATCTGAAAGACGGAGAGTTCTGGTTTGCTCCATGCTGCCCGAGATGCGGGAGAGGCGACAGATACAAAGGGCAGAAAACGCCGGAAGAGGCAATCGCCAAATGGAACGAGATGCAGGAGAAGATCAGGAAGAACCTGACAGCAGAGACATGGAGGAAGATACAGCGTGTTGGTTATGCAATGGATCCGCGCTTCTGAGCGGAAGCCCGCAGAGGGTGAGATGGTGCTCGTGTGCTGCAAATCAAAAGCAGGATACAGGAGCGTGAATCGGGCATATTACAGTGATGGATTCTGGCACGGGAGCGGGAGCATGGCAGGCGTGACGCACTGGATGCCTCTGCCGGATCTCCCGGAGGAGGATGAAAATGAGTAAGCCGAGCGGGTGGGCAATCATGGCCCAGGAAATGGCGAAGAGAATCGTTGCAGAACAGACACGGGTCCGGCTGATGATCGGATTCGATGCTGCGGTGATCGCAGCCCATGAGACGCTGCAGCTCGGGCCCGGAAGGGCTGCAGCATTTGCAAATGCCTATCATGAGGCCCTGGGGGATCTGGCAGAGCTCTATCTCCAGGACTATCAGGACAAGGAGATGGCATACGGCAAAGGAAAACGCGACGAGGTGATCCGGAAGATTCTGGGCGAGGATAATTTCGTGCCGTACGATCGCCTGTATGGTGGAACCTATCTGGACGAGCTCGGCAGGATCCGAGCGCTGGAGCAGAAGGAGGAGAAATGAACTTCAAAAAACTGGGATCAGTCCTCGCAAAGCGGAAGATGCTTACACTGTTCCAGACAGGCGGCGATCAGTGGATCGGGGATGACTACTCCATGTATGAGCTGAGCGGGATGCCGGAATTTACGATTGACACACTCCTTTTCACTTTCGGCGTCAATATGGAGAAGAAAGACAACTGGGTGACAACAGAAACCGTTTTCCCATATGATTGCAATTTGTACGAGGACACCGGCACAGATATCCAAGTGGTAATTGATAACAATTATGTTATATGGCGCGGGACACAAATCGCACTGCTGCACGTTGCAGATAAGTGCCTGGTGCTGCCAGAGCGATATCTGACGCCTATATATTCCGATCAGATGCAGCTATATCTGAGAGCAATGCCGGGGACAGGAGAGACGAAGATCATAGCAAAAGAAGGCCTGTTCATAACAGCAATCTTCCAACCAATCAGCGCACCGGATGAAATGGTGAACTGGATATCGGAAATCAACAAACAGATTATACAATGAGACTTTGAGCCTGCTGCACCGGAAGGCCGGTGCAGCTGCCTGAGAGCCTTGAAGCACCTTGAAAGCAGAAGATCCTTCATATATAGATACGCGCGCGCACGCGTATCTATGAGGACCTTTTAGCGGCTAACATTAGAACACACACCAAAGGAGCGGGAGATGAGAAGGCTGATGGAGTATAAGATCATATCAGGGCGTGTCATAGAAACAAAGCGAAGCTGGTTTTCTATGACTGAATATTTCAAACCAAGGGGGACGCGCAGAGCAGGCAGTACGAGTGAGAAAAAGATCCGGGCAAACGAGAAAAGCAGCATCCGGAACCTCGCACGGGTGATCAACTGCAATTTTGAAGCAGGGGACGTGTTCGCAACCCTGAGCTATGACGGAGATCACTACCAGCCGGATCTGGACTATGAGAAGGCAAAGGAGCAGCTGAAGAAGTTCCGGACAAAGCTGAGGAAGATCTATGCCAGGGAAACCGGAAACGCACTGAAAGCGATCTGGGTGACGGCCAACTGGAGCCCGCACAAGAATGCACCGACGCGACTGCACCATCACATGGTCCTCCCGGAAGACGCGACGGAGATCGCCAGGGTGATCTGGCAGGAATTCGGAGGAGCCGGCACATTCAAGATGGAAGGCCTGGACGGCCGAGGGGATCACACGGATCTTGCCTCATACATGTCGGAGAACGTGCATGGCCGTCCGGCCGGGGAAAACAAGTGGAGCTGCTGCCGAGGGATGGATCGGCCGATCTACACCGAGCCGGTGGAAGTGGCAGACATGGAAGACATGCAGCCGGATTACGACAGCACGATCAAGGACGTCGAGGAGATCCGGGACGACGATGGCCAACTGATCGGGAAATATATGCGCTGCCTGCTGAGAGAGAGGCCGCGCGTCAGAGGCGGGCAGGTGGTGCTGCCTAAAAAACAAACCAGGAGGCGGACATGAGCAAACCGAGGGAACCGTGGTGGGGATACGTCAAGAACGTGATCCGGAAATATCCGACATACAAAAAGGAACTGCGGGAGCTCAGGAGCCAGAAGATAACGCCGGGATACAGCAAAGCAGGAGGCCGTGGAACCACACAGCGGAAAACAGAAGCAATAGCACTCCGGGAACTGCCTCCAAGAGAGCAGGAACGATATGAGGCTGTTGATAAAGCACTGAGGAAGACCAGGCATATGCCAGACGGAGAACTGCGCTGCCGCCTGATCGAAATGACATATTTCCAGAAAAGGCTTAACATGCAGGGAGCTTCAATGGTGCTTCATGTGTCATACTCGACAGTAAAACGCTGGCATGTTGATTTTGTTTATACAGTCGCTAATTATTTGAACTTGATTTAAAATGGGCCACCAAGGCCGAGAAAGCGAGTATAATGGCCACAATAAGAGCATTATGCAACAGGAGAGAGGAGTGGTCAGACCTCTCCCCTGTTGCGTTTCAGCCGCTGGGTGCAGCTTAATAGCGGCGAATGATGCCATAATGGATTTTTCATACGGAACCTCCTTTCTTCCTGATAGATTTTTGCGCGAACAGACCAGCTGCACCCATTTTTCTGAAATCCGGAAAGGGAAAACCAATGGAGCCAAAAATATCAGTGGTGATCCCGGTTTATAACGGCGGAAGCTGCATCCGGAAGTGCTTTGATTCTCTGCTGAATCAGACACTGAAGGAGATCGAGATAATCGCCGTGAACGACGGGAGCACCGACGAGGAAACGATCCGGATCCTCGACGAGTATATCGACGCGGATCCGCGCCTGCGCATCGTGCACCAGCGTAACCATGGCGCCGGATATGCAATCAACCGGGGCATGGAAGTCGCAAAAGGGATCTATTTCTGCGAGCAGGATCAGGACGACTGGAGGGAACCGGACGCGCTGGGAATCCTGTGGAAAGCATCCGAAAACGGCAGCCTGGACGTCGTAAAGGGATCATGGAGAGGCCATCAGGCCGGCAAGGTCGTCGAGGTACGGAACTGGCCGGATGAATGGGACAGGAAAACAGTGACGCCGCTGTATCTCCCAAAAGCGGACCTGTCGAGACTGATCAGCTCGCCTCCGACGGTATGGTCCGGGATTTATAGATTCAGCTTCCTGGATTGTTATGGGATCTCGTGGAGTGAAACACCGGGAGCGAAATATCAGGACACAGCCTTCGGGCTGAAGACGAAGACTTTCGCAAATACTTTCAAGATGCTCAATGATCCGGTGTGCGAATATCGGATGGACAATCCGGGAAGCGCATCAGCGCACCCGGTGGATGGTTTTGCAATTGCTGAAGAATTCGACAGCTACGAGCACATGCTGAAAGCATACAGCATCAGCATCTGGCCTGTAGTGGCCAGGCAGCGCTTTGATTCTTACGCCTGGGCGCTGATGAGGATGCTGCCGGATGACAGGGAGATGTTCCTGGTGCGGGCAAGAGAAGACTTCCGGAGAGACGTGCAGGACCATAACCTGTACAATAACCGGGAATGGGAATGGCTGCAGGGCATTATCGGCAGGCGTTGATATGGCCAGGGAATTCTCAAAAGCATTCTACCACTCGAAGCAGTGGCAGCAGGTGCGTGAGTATGTGCTGATGCGTGACAGTTATCTCTGCCGGATCTGCGGCAGGCCGGCGGAAGAAGTGCACCACAAGATCCATCTGACGCCTGGAAATCTCTATGATCCCAGGGTGAACCTCAACCCTGACAATCTGATCAGCCTATGCAGGGAGTGCCACTTCAAAGAACATGTCGCTGACAAAGTAAAAGGCCATAATCAGAAAAACCGGAATTTTACGGATTCTTATGAATTCGACGAAACCGGCCAGCTGGTGCGAAAGGATCCCCCCCTCTGAAAAATTGCGGAAACTGCCACGGGGGAC